TCAAGTAAGATTTCTGATTTTTGCGATGGTTCGGTATCGGCTTCTTCACGGTTCCCAATTTCTAAGGTGCCATTTTGATTGACTAGACCGATATATCCATTTTCAGCATTATGTTTGACTTTAACGATTGGAAATGCACTCTCTGTGCCATTATTTATAAGATCAAACACCATCTTTCCTGCTTCGCTAGTTGCGTTTTTATCACTATCAAATCGCTTATAGGCTGAACTATGAGCCACACCATCAGGAACAATGAACTTAATAGAGCCGTTTGAACGTCTCCCGCTTGCCTCTTGCATAGAGATGTCATCAATTACCATGGCCAGATAATACTTGTCTGGCTCATCTGAAAAGGTCAACTCTTTAGGACTATCAACATTAAAAATACCCGCAAGCTTGTGCTTGAGGGTATTTCTGTCTTTGGACCAGATGGAGAAGTCCACCTTGATATATTTCGCATCAATAGTTTGTTGCTGGATATTCACGCCAATTCTTGGGGCATGATCAATAGAGATAGAGCGATTGTTCCCGATATCTCGTTGGATGTCATGGATTTCAATAAACTCTCGTAAATCTGTTTTATTAAAACGCATAGTCACTTCGCTCATTCAATCACCCCTTTCATTCTTAGTAGCATTTTCTCACGCTCTTTCTGAGTTTTAGTAACGATATCCGTAACTTTTGAGCTGTCCAGATAAGCATTTGTGTCCTTGTTAAGGATAGCAGTAAGTAATTTTTCTAAACTTGCTCTCAGAATCCTCATCTCAGACACGACTTTATCAGTATCTTGCCCGTTTTGAACACTTGTAGTCTGGATTGTGATATTGCGTTGAGCTTGTTCTATTTCACGGAGGAATTTCGCATCACTCGGGATCCCGATACCAGAAGCATATTTAGGGACACCCATCTCACGCATCAAACGTCTAGTCTTATCAGCTCGCAAGACTTTAGAACCTCTCGGAAGAGGAAGCAATACATCTCTGCCTTGAGGAATGAAGCTCCGGCCATTTGGCAGAGTGACCATTTCCTTGTAGTTGCTATTTCTTTGGTCGTTGACAATAGCAAGTCCACCAGGGTGATAGTTGGTCCCGTGAGCGTGCTTGCTAGCAAAGATATTTGTGAAGAAATTGCCAGTAACGCTATCAATCCAGCTCTTAATACCTGAAAGAACACCAGAAGCATTGTCTCGAGCGTTGATAGTGACCGTTTTGTCCTGGATACCATTGACGCCACTTTTGACCTCGCTGACAGTGTCATTAGTGCCATTCTTGGCAAGGATATTCACTGGATCATATTGCTTGATAGCATTGATAGCACCGCTCGTCTCGTTTCGTACACCGCCTGTTTGGTCAGCAGCGAACAAATTGATAGGAGCTTCTTGCTTGGGTGAATTAACACTCAAAATCGCACTTCCAACAGCTGCACTCGTATTATCTACCGCATCCAGAGACTTAGTCTCAGCAGATGCAAAATTCCAAGCTGTAATCTTATCAATAGATAACTGGCCATTGTTCAAAACATTCGTAGGATCTGCCTTCAAATCTTTTGTAAATGGAGTCGTGGCATTCCAGGTTGTCAAAGTATCAGTTGAGCGAGCGACTGCTTTTCGGACGCTTTCATCATTAGCTAGCAACTCCTTCTGTTTTGGTTTCAGAGCTTCATAATTAGACAGAGCCTTTGAGGCTTCCTCCGCCTTGTTCATGATGTCTGTATTCTTCATGAGGAGTTCTTTGACTTCGGCTGGCATACTGTTCCATGTTTTAAGATGGGTTTCACTATCAAAGATGGCTTGTAACCCAGCTTGGTTCTTGACGATTACTTGTTTCTCTTCGAGGGTCATGTCTTTCCATTTACCAGATTCGACAAGAGCCTCAGCGATAGTCACACGAGCGTTTGAGTTGATATCCGCAGTTTTAGCAATGAACTGCAATTGTTCCCAACCTTCCGCAGATTTAGCAGCCTCTCCGATGACTTCCTTAACATTGGATTTTACTTGGAAATTCCCATTCTTATCAATGTTACCGACCAACAACGACCAGGCATTGTTAGCCTCTTTCACTTCCTTGCTCATCTCACTAGTATAGTTAGCAAGAATACTATGCGAATTACCTACCTTTTGAGAAGCTTCAGCAGCTTTCTTCCCGATTTCTTCATAGGAAAGGCCGTATTCTTCCAGAACTTTCTTGGCTTCTTCCCAATAGTTCCAACTTTGGCCAGTTCGAGCTTTCACCTTATCATCAAGATTTCGCATGACTTGATAATACTTACTTCCCAAAGCTTCCATCGTTTGAGTGTGGTTTGCTTCTAGAGTTTGCATTTTCTTGTTGTAAGTTTCTTGATCGATAGCTTTTCCATCAAGCAACTCTTTCAACTCACTCTTTGAGTTCTCGTAGAGTTTCTTTTCCTCATCAAGCGCTTGTTTCAAAACATCTTTAGTATGCTTCAATTGCGTTTCATTCAGACTTCTGACATCGCCATTCAAAGCTTGTAAAGCTGCCTTCTGTTGCTCAGCTGACAAGTCCATCATCGAGAGTTTTGCCTTAATCATCTCGTTCTGATTGTTCAGGATGATTTCTTTCTCCTCTTGAGAGAACTTGCTCGCATCACCATTATGTCGCTGATAAATCTCATTGATTTGATTCATCATGGACTCAGTATTAGACACGACCTGGGCATTTTTTTCTTTTGCTTTCGCAATGTCTTCTTCACTGAGACCCCACTTAGCGCCCAACTCCTCCATACGTTTGTTTGTTTTATCCGCAGCAGCAGCAATCTCTTCATAGAGCTTTTTAAAGGCTCCAGATACCTTTTCAGCATCTCCAGCACGAGTCCCGAAGTTTGCGACTGCTGTACTGGTTTCATCAACAGTCTTTTGAAAGCTTCGCAATTCTCCACGAGCAGTATCGCTCAACTGAGAGCCAAATTCTTCCGTCTTGATACGAGCCTTGTCTTTTTCGTTGCCAAAATGAACAGCAGCAGCTGTCGCAATGGCAAGGCCAGCGACTGTCAATCCTAAAGGATTTGAGAGGGCACTCATTGCAGTTGTCAAGAGGCCAGTAGACGTCGAAGCTGATGCTGTTGCATTCCCAAGCGCTACCGCTCCACCAGATGCCAATTTAAAAGCAGAGGATAGATTCCCAGTTGTTCTAAAAGCTTGGAAAGTTTTGTGCATTAAGGAGATGCCACCTACTGCTTTACTAGTTCCTTTAGTAAGCCACCCAATCCCTTTTGTCAAACTTCCAATAATTCCAATACCTTTACCAAAAAGTGTTAAAGCCGGTCCTGCCCCGGCAGTCAATGCTGCCCACATGAGAACGTTTCTTTGTTCTTCTTCAGACATAGAACTGAACTGTTTAGCCATTTTAGCGAGTGTATCAATCCAAGGCTTACCAGCCTTTAGACCATCACGTAGAGCCTTTAGAAGTGGCCCTCCAAACTCAATGGCCAAGTCCGTTACCTGGTTCTTGAACATCTTCAATTGAGATTCTGTGGTCTCGTAACGCTTATTGGCTTCATTGGTCAGAGCAGTATTCTCTTTCCAAGCCTTGTTTGAACGATCAACAGCATCGCCCATTTTATCAGATGCTAGAGCTAAGGATTTCAGCATGTTACTTTGTCGGATACCCGTCATTCCAAGTTGTGCCAAAATAGCGTTCATGTTCACGCCTTTTTCTTGTGCGTCCTTGAGCCCTTTGATAAATGATTGCAAAGCAACGACCGGTTTCTCTTTCCAAGCCTGTTGGAATTCCTCTGAGGTCATTCCAGCAGTTTTGGCGATAAGGTTCAAGTCATCCGCTGCGCCCTTGCCTGTCAATGAAACCGCATTACCGATAGCAGTAAGAGTTTGAGTCATTGCAGTACCACCAGCCTCAGCCTCAATACCAACCGAACTCATCGCAGTAGCGAGACCAAGGATATCTGGAGCAGTTAGACCAGCCAGCTTACCACCAGCCGCCAAACGGTTGGTCATTTCAACGATATCACGCTCGGTAGTAGCAAAGTTGTTACCTAAGTCAACAACAGATGATCCAAATCGTTTGTATTCGTCTGATGTCAAACCAAGGATATTCGCAATCTTAGCGATAGCGGTCGCAGCATCCTCAGCACTCAAGTTTGTTGATTCGCCCATATCAATCATGGTACGTGAGAATGTGAGGATGTCCTCTGCCTTGATACCTAACTGACCGGCAACTTCAGCGACATTTGCAATTTCAACCGCACTAGCTGGCAATTCTTTAGCCATCTGACGAATGCCATCAGATAAGTTCTTGTAGGATACGGTTGCAGTCTCATCTACTGTCTTCTTCACACCTGCAAAAGCAGATTCATAGTCAGACGCAGCTTTCGTGACAAGCCCAACACTAGCAACCAAAGGAAGAGTCAAACCAGTAGTTAGTTTTCCTCCCAAACTCGAAACGTTATCACCAAAAGTCTTGATTTTATCGCCACTTTTGATAAGGCCGTCTCCAAATTTATTGATACGGTTCGCAAAGCTATTCTCCTTACCAACTGCAATCAGAGCTTGTTGCACGTTACGGAGTTGACCTTCCATGGCTACCAACTTAGCATTCTCACGTTCAATCTCAGCAGCGGCCTTATCAAATTTAGCCGTACCAGGTTCGAGAGTATCGAAACTTTTCTTCATCTGGCCCAAGACTTTTCTTTGCGCTTCAATCGCTTGGCCAAGTGTCTTGTACTTAGCTTGAAGCAAGTCTGTGTTTTTCCCATTGTTTTTAAGGGAGCTGTCTAGCGCCTTTACATTGCTTTGAAAGTATTTAACCGCATTCTTAGCACCATTTAGAGTAGGATTGAACTTCGACACGTCCAGCCCTAGCTCGATATACATTTGACCTAACGGCGTTCCACCTGCCATTCAAATCCTCCTTTTTAAATCATTTCTAGAAAGTCAGCAAGATCCATGACTTCCTCAGTTTTAGCAGATTCAGTTTCACCAAGAACACCCATCAAGTCCTCCCAACTCGTATCCATCACATCACGAATACTCATTCCATATGGACCCTCAGTAGCTTGCTTGACAAATCCATAAAACCTTTTCAGCGCTTCACTTGGCTTTATTTTTTCTCCTTTGGGTCAACATCACCCACCAGATGAGAGTAGATGTCTGTAAATACCGCAAAAATATCTGCCATATCCGTGAATTTCAAAAGTTCTTCCACTTCCAAATCTTCAAACAGTGAGGCGATAAATTCCAATTGCTTGTCTAATTTCTCTACCTCTGACACATCAGATGATAGTGCTTCATTGAGAATCAAGTAGTCGCGATAGTCCTTGGTAGTAATTTCCTTACTGGTCTTTTGAACATCTTGACCCTTTTCATTTTTAATTAAAAATTTAACCTTAGCCATTTACTTTCCTTTCTAGAAAAAAAGATAAAAAGAGAGCTTGCGCCCTCTTCCTACCCTGCAGCAACCATTTTAAGTTGCCCTTTGAGTTTCTTGATTTTTTCTTCGTCATTACCAATGTACTTACCATAGTAATTACCTTTGATTTCTTCATCATCGCTTGCAATGGCTGAGAAACTCAAGCTGTCATCTGGAAGTTCCTCTTGCTTCTCCTTAAGACTTTCAAGCTCCTCAGCATCCATTGAGAAGCTACCTTTGAAGAAACCAACTTGCGCTTTCGTGCCGTTTGCTGTTTTAGATTCAAGCATAACTGAACAAAGTGGAGCATCACTATCTTCACCAATATAAATGATTTCGTCCTTAACTACATGCCCAAGGATTTTGGCAAGGACCATGTGAGGAATGTCAACTGCTGTCATTTCCATCTTCACATCACCTACACCGCGTTTTGATGTGTAATAAGCGACATCGCTTCCGTAAGTTTTAACAGGTTCACTTGAAAGTCCTGTAATCTTAGCGGTACGAGTCGCACCCTCACCGGTTTTACCTTCTACCACGAAAAGGTTTTTCCCAAGTGTTGGAGTAGCTTCCCCATCCAACACACGAATTGTCATGCGTTTAAAACCAACTAATGCCATTTATAGCACCTCTTTCTTTAATTTAGTATTCTTCGTATAGAGCACTCCGACCTTTGTAGGTCCGAGCGTCTACATAGCGTTTGATTTCTGGAATCCATTCATCCAAACCACCAACGGTTTGATAAAATTCCTGGTCTTCCATAATCTTTTCGATTTTTCTTTGGAGTACTTTGCACTCCGTATAATTAGTAGACTCTACATTGACCTGATAGATAAATGTCTTAGCCAGACTCGTATTACTGCCATGAACTGCCTGCATCGGCGGACCAATTGGTCTAATAACAATACTTGGCTCATTATTTGGTAACGAGTCAGGACGTTTAAAAGATTTGATACTGATTCCAGCTAAAGACTCATCTTTTTTCAAAGCCTCATAGAGTTCATTAAACTTATCTTTGACCATCTAAAACCCCTCCGTCTTCAAATGACTAGCGATTCTGTATTTGTACGTCTTAGCATGAGCCTCTGAAAAACGTCTGATGACACCGAACCCCCTTGGATGTGGGTTCTTACCATATCCAAACTCATTCAAGTGAACCAAGCGCCAACGAGACCCTTCACCAAAACCGATTTTCACAACAGGGACGCCAGCAGCAAGACCCGTCACACGTCCAGCAGTAGCACTTTCAACGGTTTCTCCAGTATCTTTGTAGACCTGTAGAGCACCTTTAAACTCTTCTAGAGTCTCGTTTGCGACTGCCTTCAAGGCTCGACTGGTAGCACGTTTGACCTTGTTATCACCAAGGCGTACCTCAATGTTTCTCAAGACATCGTCAAAGCCTCTCAATTCTGCACCACTAGACATCTTGACCACCACCAATAACGACTATCAAAAAATCCCGATTGTCAAAATCAGGACGAACATCGATAATTTGCCATTTCTTGCCACCTAGACGAATATCGCCAACTTCGACAAAATGCTCATTCTTTGGCTGATAATCAGACAAAGGATCTCGAATTTTCAAAGTCATCTTAGCTTGCATAGACTTACCAGTTGCAATCTCGATGTCTTTGAAACTAGGGGAGTAAACTTGGCCCATCGTAAAAAAAGCCTTCTCATGAGACACATCACGACCATGAAGCCCCTCCTCGACTTTAGAAGTATAGAAAGTCAAGGGGGTTCTTAGGTCTCCATTTTGAGCCTCGGGCTTTTTGTAGCGATAGCTAGGGCGGTTAGTCTGATAGGACATCAGGCGTTGTTACTTCTGGTTGTTTTTGTGACCATTCAACAAAGCCAGGTAGCGCTCCATCGATTTCATCAAAGCGCTCTTTTGTCGCTTCAAACTCTTGGCCAGTAGAACGATATACCCCTTCTTTGAGGTCATAAAAGCCTTTTAAAACCTTAATCATGTTTTTCCTCCAATTTGTAATTTTCTAGTGATAATGCCATCAAATCCCCTTGAAAGTTCCCGTAGAAAAATTCAACTTGATCATTGTAGACATATCGAGCACGTTCTAAAATAAGCTCTCTCACTCGTGGATCAGCAGAGTCCTTGCTACCGACCAGACTGAGGATGGCTGATTCAGAACTTTCCAACATTTTAGAGAGGTTGTTATCCTCTCCAGTATGAAAAATCCTCATCCGCTCCTTGAAAGATTTAAGGAGTGGATGAAGTTGTTCTTCTGGAGTCATGGTTCAACTCCTAGATTAGGCTTGAGGAAGTTGTAGAGTCCAGACTGCTGCAGTCTTTTCATCGTGAGCCTTACCATAAGCAAATTGCTTAGCAGTGTAGAGGTTCAAATCTTCCAAAGCATAGGTTTCTGTGTAGCGACCGAATGAAATACCGCCACCGACAAAGGCATCATAACGACCTTTGACAAATGTAGTGACTTTACCAGCAGTCTGCGCCACGGATTCAACCAAGATAAGGTTAAATGGCATCGCAGTGATATAAACTCCTTGAGCATTCAACGAAGTGTATTGTTTCTTTACATCCCAAGCATCAGCTGGGTTAACAACCATCACAAGGTTGCCTTCTACTGCAACTGGAGTTGTTCCGTCCGCTTTTACAGAGTGATGTTTGTAAACATTTGTCAATTCTTTGACTACGGTTGCTGAGTCAGCAAAAGTCAACTTAGCAGTTTGAGCTGTTTTTTCAGCATAAGTTGTCTTATTGCTTTCAACAGTCCCTGAGAGAGTACGAGAAAGACCGATAGGTTTGTTGTCTCCATCGCCGTTCAAGAAAGCAGCTTCAAGGGCAGCGGCAAAGGCTTCTGTAATTTGTGCAGAAACAAATTTTTGCAACCAAGCTGGACCAAATTTTTCGGCATCTTTTGGAATCACAACGAAAGCAGTCAACTTGTGTTGAATTGCTTCTTCATCGTTGAATTCTTGTTTAAGTTGTCCTTCGATTTCTGAATTGATTTTGCCCCAAACAGCTTGACCAGTTTGCTCTGATTTAAGGAATTTCAAACGGATACCAGCATTTTTAAGGCCGATATGCTGAAGGAGTGGACGTGCCATAACCATATCTTCAAAGATACGGTCGATTGTTTCTTGTGGGAAGAGTTTTTCAACTCCCTTAGGTGCGGCTTTTTCAATGTTATTGAAAAACTCACGAGCTTCAGCGGTCAGCTTAGCATCGTATGGATTTAAGGTTGAAACTTCTTCACGGGCAGCATCACGAGCTTGAGCCATCATTTCATTTGTCATGGACTCGATCATGTCATTGTATAGCTTCGCTTGTTCTTCTTGAGGTGCACCATTTGCAACGGCATCCAAAAATGCCTGACGTTGTTTTTCAAATTGGTTAGATAATTGCATTGTCATTCTGTTTTTTCCTTTCTTAAAACATAAAAAGACCGAACCCTTTAGGAACAGCCTTGTCTGTGTTATTTTCTGGACTTTCTGGAAAATTGAATTTCTTCTGTAGAAATTCGCTATTTTCAAAAGCCTCTTTGTCGATTTGTATATCTGGTAGTTTAGCTTCTAGCTTTTTAGCTACCAGTTCTGCGATTTTATCGATATCTGGTGTCATTGCTGACCTCATTTTTTCGATAAAATCACTTGGGATCATAGGAGTTTCACTCGCTACCAGAGTCGGAGCGACTTCGTTTGTAAACATAATCTTGTCTACAAATCCATGATTCAAAGCTGATTCAGCATCAAACCAGGTAGTCTTGTTCATCAAGTCAAGCAAGTCATCAAGAGCCTTTCCAGTCTTATGAACATAAGCGCTAGCAATAGACTTGTTAAACCCTTCTAGCACACCGGCCTCATGAAGCAAGGTATTATGGTCTCCGTTCACTTGCGTTGAAACGTTGTGGATCATGATTTGGGCGGTCGGACTGATTTCAACCGTGTCTCCTGCCATTGCAATCACACTCGCTGCGCTTGCTGCAATACCGACAATCTTCACGGTCACGTCACCCGAATACGAGCGCAGAGCAGTATAGATTTCACTACCAGCATAAACATCTCCACCACCCGAATTGATATGAACCTCAATCGGTTCACCACTTTCAGGAAGGACGACATCTTTTGGAGCGGTAGCTTCCCACTCAAGCCAGTCATAAATCCATCGATCATCGTTAGAAATAATCGTACCCTTAATCGGAATTACTTTCATCTTCTTTCTCACCTCCTTTCTCTAACTGTTCACCAAGTTGATAGTTTTTGGTGATGAGGAATTTATCGCCACCAGGGACAGATTCTAAGCCAAGTTCAGAGCGCACCTCGTTTCGAGTCATCGCTCCAGAAGAAATAAGCTTATCAATGTTTTCAGCAAGTGCAAACTTATCTTTCTGACCTTCGCCGATGATTACAAATAGATTATTGCGCTCGTATTTCCGTCTCGATACTAAAGCGAAATTAAGGCCATCACTCATTTTCTTAACGAGTGATTGGTAGCAATAACTATTAAACATTTTTTGGCTATTTTCAAGATTGGCCATATCGCCATGACTTAAAGCTGTTGGAATCCCTAAGATGTCAGCGACCTCATCATCAAATTGCCGACGAAATTTCTTTAACTCGTCAACAGAAATATTTGAAGTCCCTGTTGTATTCGTATGCTCAGTGTATTCCATTCCATCTTGAGCCGGAACAATGGCAATCGTTTTAGTATTGAACGATTTGAAAAGAATTTCTGCATAAGATTGAAGTTTCGCAAGCATTTCCTTATCAAAGCTCCCATTGTTTTTTGTTTTGAGAGTTCCTCTGATTTGATTATTTCTAGCCAAAGCCTCAACCAAACGAGTGTGCAACTTCTCGTAATCGGCAAATAAGTCAGAGATATAATCTTGCAGTCGATTATTGTTATACTGTAAGAAAATGACTTCACTCATCCTAAACCGCTTCTCAAAGGTGAAACCTCTACAAGTCACATACTCAAACACATCATCATAAACAGCATATTTAGTCCGTGTGTAAGAGTCAGCAACAAGCAACTGGTCATCAGTTGTAAGAAAGATTAGGACCTCATTCTTAGTGATCAACCGATAGACGACCTTTTGCCAAAAATCTGACGCAGATTCGTTCTTGTTAGGCCTTACATTCAGCAAGTAGTCCCAATCAGAAGACTTAACCTTACCGTTTTCTTGATACTTAAATTCTGACTTAGCAAAGATTCGAGCGATGAACTCGGCTGACTTATCAATCGCTAAGCTTTTGAGTTGCAGATTCCCAAACATCCGCTCAAGATCCTCGAACTCAAAACCAACCTCTGGCACTTCACGCTTAAATAAATTCAGTAACCCCAATGCACTTCCTCCTTTCTTTTAATTTCTGCCGACCACCCACCCCAAATTTATGCTTAGATTAAAAATCCCAACTATCGAGCATGTCAAGGAATTCCCCAACATTCGACTCTTGCACAAGCTCACGCTTGTAGAGAGCAGCAATCAAAGCATGGAACCCATCCGTCTTTCTTCTGACAGGTTCTTTCTTCAAGAAACGCTTATTACCATCCTTGTCCTCTTTGACATAGGTATTATCTGTATACCAAATCATAGAGTTGTCACCCTCAAAGACAAAGCGCTCATTCGCAAATCCATCTTCGATGATTGGCGCAACCTTAGACTGGATAGCCCCAGGATTTCTTAAGAACTCATATTCAAAACCAGCCTCTTCTAGCAATGGTTTCAACAAGTCCATTCTGAAACCATCGGCACATACAAGCTCAATCTGATAAAGATTTCTCCATTCTTCCAGCTTCGCAATCAAAAGTCTAGGATCAATACTCGGACCATCAACGATTGTAAACAAGCCTTTTTCTGCCCATTCTTCAATAGGCGCTTTCAACTTGAAAACTTTCAAAAATGATTTCCGGGCAAATGAATGTTGTTTCCAGATGAACTCATCGCCATTCTTAAAGAGCAGACCAACACTCGCAAAGTCTCGGATACTCGCATAGTCAAACCCTGCAACACATGACCGACCTTTCAAGTCGATACCAGGAGAACGCAAACAAGCAACTAACTTTTCTCGAGAGGTGACATCTTTCTCAAGGTCTGCTTCAGGAAGGTTCATCCGTTTAGTCATGAACTCCTGACGGCCAGACGGTTCCAGCTCAAGATCATCATAGTCAGCTTTAGTTCTCGCAAGCAGCCTTTTAGCGTAAGGCGTACTTTCATCCAACATCGGATTTGCCTTTGGCCAGTTCTTCATATCATCCACCTCATCCGCACTGTCAAGCTTGCAGATGAAAGGAAAGAGCCTGAAATCATCAACCTCTCCATTCAAGATTTGCATAGATTTCTCTATCAGCTTGTCATAGAACCCCTCACGCACATATCCATTCGTCCCGTTGTAGAAAGTCCGAGCATGAGCAATCTTACCAAGACCAGACCGTTGAACCTTCACGGCCTTATCATCTTCAAATTGGTGAATCTCGTCAAACTCAAGACAGCCATCACGAGCAGAGTCCATCGTTTTCGGATTAT